GTGGATGAGGAGCTAGACGACGTTCTACTCAACTGGGATTATTCTCCGATAAATCCTCGTCTTTCGTTTCAAGACCAATACGACCTAGGCGATGCGGAAGATGACGACGACTTAGTTTAGCCTTTTTCTTCCTTTTAGGATTCGATCCATATATCGACCATCCGTCTGGACCCTGATTGATTCTCGCCAAGTCTAAAAATTCTTTAAAGTTTTCAACTATTCTCATAGCATTAGTGACTCATTAAGGCTCCACCCAAAGATGAAGCATGCACTGCAAGATGATTGATTGATTCAACATCAAGTCGTGTCTTTCTTTTAGTATAATCTAAGCCTAGGACACCTATGAATTTATCATCGATGGTTTTTATCGAGAAAAGATATCCAGATTTACAATTAGATTCTTCTGCAACGTACTTTAAACCGTATGTCGCTACAGCATCGTCCTTGTAATCAGGTATCTCAATAGTATCTGCGCTCAATAACTGATTCATCGATTTAGTAAAGAGATTTACCGGAATATTTTGAAAATTGCTTTGAATTGAAGAAGTATTTGGTGAAACAGTCTCATAGATGACGCTAAACTTTGCAATTGATTTACCGGTAGGGTAAAAATGACCGCCGTTGTGAAATTGGGTCACCCAAACACGATCCGCTTTGAACTCTTCTCTGATATGATCGAGCCTAGCCATTACAAGTTCACCGGTCTTAAGAGCCTCTGTCAACATGTCAGGTTTATTTCGGTCTAATCGGTTTTTGATCAGTAATATTAAGACTGGGCCCAGTACACCAGTTATGAAAGCTATTGTTATTGCAGTAAATGATTCCATGGCTAGATAAATTTAAAGAGATTTTTACATGTTGCATCCGCAAGAATAACCGTATTCATTTGATATCGGAACTTCTCCACACATATGACACGTATCATCATCTTCATCATGATCGTGATCATAATCTTCAAAATACTCATCATCTTCCCAAGGATTAGATCCAAAATCCTCATATTCAGCTTGATCTTGTGCTTTATAATGGTGTCCTCCTCTTTTCCAAAAAGCTGCATCTTTGGTCGTTGCACCTAAGAGTGAAGCTACTCCTAATGCTGCCGCAACTCCTCCGCTAATAAACATTGCTGCTGGAATAATACTTAATCCTGCACCAATTGTAATTCCTCCAAGTATCTTATGAATTATTTTTCGAACTTTGAATTCATTTTCGTCCATTCCCAAAGATTCATAGTCTCTTTCTCTAGGATTTGAGCCAGTCTCAAGATCTTCAATTTCATCCTTAACCAACTCGTTGAATTCTTCGGGGTTTGATTCTAAATATTCTGAAAGGATTTTCTTTTCTCTATACGTTAGTGAATCAACTGCTTCCTCTGCTTGTAAAGAAAGATCATTATCTTTCTGTGAAGAATAATCTTCATGATTTTCATTAACGAATTGTGAAAATCCTTTTACTAGAGTAAAACCTTCTTCTACCTTCTTTTTTGGATTTGCACCAGCTTCTGGATTTCCTTCTTCTACTTCATCAGTCTCCTCTTCTTCAGATTCTTCCTCTTCAGATTCTTCATTCTCAGGTTCATCTGACTCCATCTCTTCAGGGGCATTCATTTCTTGGGTGTTTTGTGATGAAAATGCAGGTGAACCCTCTTCTCCAGGAGAAGCAGGAGTAGTCTCATAGTTTCCAGAAACAGGTCTGTTTGGTCCTATTTGAGGCTGATCATAAGTATCATCATCAAACCCTTCTTCAAAGTTAGAAGATGCGTTTTTTATGTCATCGATATTAGAAGGTTCGTTACTTCCGCTAGAATATTTGTCAGAAAATTCATTAAAATTTAAAACTCTACCCGGCATTGTGTATAATTATTTTAGTTATTTATCTTATGCTCACTTGAAGTTTAGATGAATGATTCTAAAAATAATTTGTTTTATGCCAATTAAAGTAAAAGATGATTTTCGTAAAAATGACCTAAGTCTTATCCCAGGAGGATCTGAGGTCACAACCTTGTCAAAAGACGGTCGCTTGTTAGTTTACGATAAGGTAAAAAATGTAGAGAGATACTGTGCCGCCCTAAAAAAAGATCCAAATATTATTGAGATAAGGGTGAACGACGAAATCTATTGGAAAAGTAACTAAATAAATCTAGAATATGACAGAAGAAATGGAAAAGTTAATTGGAGTCTATTATGAAGATTCAATTGAGCTGCCTGAAAACCGACTTCTTTGTTTTAAAAGAGTCCTAAATTACAAGTTCACTGATCGCCATGCAGTAAAAGTATCAATCGATGATCTTGAGACCGGCTCGAGCATTGAATTGGGAATGTATTTTGATGCTACGTGGACGTTTAGTTCTCCAATGAATGAACGAACTTTCTGGCAACATGTAAAGTCTAACATTCACAGTTTTAGAGAAGTCTTTGATCGCATGAGAATAAAGGTTCCTAGAATAAAAGAGTTTCATTCTTATCGAATAAAATTTACGCAGACTGCCTGCAGTGTGTCGTCAAACTTAGATAAATTAACCGCAATCTTTAAAAGCAAACCAAATGGGCCGAATGTATAAAATAGTAGAAACTGATGTCGATGTTGAGATCGAATTTGAAGATGTCATGGAATACATTAATTGTCATGCATCAGATTCCGAAATAGCTGAGATCCTCGAAGAGATTAGTGAACCTGCTAAAGAACAAAAGTCTAATTCTGGACTTGAAGGTTCCTACGTTATAGAAGAAAAAATGACCCTATTGAACTTAGCTGCAAAAAAGTATACTCTTGAAGAGCTTGAGCGAAAATTAGGTAATAAGTTCGATTTAATGTAAATTTGATATAAAAAACCCGCTAAGTGTGGGCGACCGTGTTTCACAATCCATTAACCATAGCGGGTGTATTAAAAGACTCGCTCTGGGACGCTGTTCTAATGGGTAGCGTAGCAAGTACTGTTAGTCACAATTAAATTTTTTCCCAAGTTCCTCTTTGTGGAATTGATGCTGCTGTGTAATTATTTGACATTGATCTTCCGAGGTGAAATACTTGACCTGCTGAATTTGGCTCGCCTAATCGTTCAATTCGATATTCTTCTCCGCCATATTTAACAACATCACCTACTCTCAGTGTTCTATCATCAGATCGATCAGCTTGATCCATTCCTCGTAAATCAATGCGATCCTTTATGTAGTCTGGAATATCTGACCAGTCTGCTGAGCTATACTCGTTTGCGATATCTTCTTCTATTCCATCTAAATCTAACATACGCAAAGCATCAGCACGCTGGTCGTCAGTAAGTGACTTCCATGCCATGCGTTTGTTGCTTGAATGCAATCGAATAGTAAAGGGATCCATTCTTTTTTTATTTACGTCATCGTCGTCTTCCATCCAGTCTCTATTCGACTCTTCATTTATGTAGCTTTCAAAAGTCTTGACAAACATGCCCTCTTCTAAAAATGGATTTCTTTTTCTATTTACAGGAACCGCTACTTGATTTTTTAAAAAGTTATACACTTCTTGGATATCGTCTGCTGAAGATGCGATGTGATCTACTGCCCATTCGTGACCGTTCTTTAGGATTTCATCAATTTGAGTTCTATCCATTTGAACAAGTTCGTCAATGATTCTTTTCATGGTTTCAAGGTTTCCAAAAAACATGTAGTTTAGATCAGATTCTTTAGCTCTAATACAGTTGTCAGACGTCCCTCCACACCCACATGAACACTCGTTAATTCTCATATCAAACTTATTTTTTAATTACTCCCCTAGCCATTAGAATGTCTTTTCTAGTAACTTTACCGTCCCCGCTTAAGTCTGGAAATTTTTCTTTTGTCTTAGATTTAGATTTTAGCTTATCCTTACCTTTAGTCATTTTATCTCCCTCTAACTTATTTTTAGGACCTTTTTTCATGCCTTTAGCGATAGGATCGATCGATTTCTTTTTACTTTCATTCACGTATTGATCGAATGAAAGCATCCATTTAGATTCATTTGGAAAAGTCCCTTCAGTTTCTCCCGGTAGGACGGATCCGCTCTCAATCTGCTCAGGTGAAGCCGGTACTGCCTTAACGCTTCCGCTAGTGTCGATATCAGTCGATTTAATGAACTCTACCGTGATGTCAGGAATAGATGTGCCGTTTTGAGCAAGTCCAGTTAAGACTTGCGTAAGTACTCCTGCTCCTACTCCAGCACTTACACCTTTAGTGATATCCTTCACTAAACGATCGTCTAAGTTAAATAATAGAGCGGACGGATCATTTTTTTGTTTTTCATTACTAGTGTTTAGAATGACCATCTTAATGTTCTGATAATCAGCCTTATTCTCTTTCTTTTTCCACTTAGCATCTTCTTTAACAACGGCCTCTCCTTTGTTCAGCGTGTCTAAATCAGTTTGAGTAAGAGTAATTTCTAATATGTGAGTTTCAGCGAGAGCTCCAAAATCTTCCAATTTTTCAGTCGATTCCTTTGGCATTCCTGAACTGGGTGTACCCATTTCTTCTGGCATAAGGGGTTCTCCCATCTGCTCAGCTTCAAATATCCTAGCGAAGTTAAAGTACTTGTGCATAAATTCTATTTTTTATTATTTATCATTCAGAATAGATCTTAGAGTATATTTCTGAAAGTAGATCAATTATTTCCTCAATCGTCCCGTCTCTTCGTAGCTCCTTAAATACTAGGTTCTCTACCGCAAATTCTCCTTCTTTGGCAAGTCCTTCCTTTCGATCGCTCATTATCTTTTTCTTTAGCCTATCTAAGTAATCGTATAGGTACAAGTATTCAATATCCTTTCTGCTAGTCGATCTTACCTTCTGTTTCACCATCTTGACCTCTGACTTGATTACTCTCATCTTTTCATCAACGTCTTTTTGATCAAACTCAGGTTTCTTCCAAGAGGGAACGATTATCCATCTATCTCGCAAGATAGAAAAGAGTCCGGATGCGATATGTTGTTCGTCCTTATGCTGAACATAACACTCTACGTCATGTCCTCGTAAGATTACTGGATGTCGTAAGTTCCACATGAAACGCTGCCCGTCTAAAGCCTTTCTGACCAGTTCTAGGTTCTGATCGATTTGAGCAAAATCAATTATGATATGAACGTCTAGATCTGAATCTGAATTCCAATTAAAGTTCGCAAGCGAACCCGTTAATTGTATGTCCATGATTGGAACCTCTAACTTTAGAGAAGACCAAAAGTCTTCAGCTATTCCCAAAAGCCTTTTTCTTATTTCTGGATCCATTTTATCGTCATTCCAGATCTTTGGACAAAGTTCCTTGTGATATTCTACCTTTTCATTAATCCATTGATTAAAAGTCTTTGCTCTATTTTTCAAGACAACTAAAATAATTTATTTTATTTATCTTACTAATCTTTTTAAAAGTTTTTTGTAAGATAAATATTAATATGAATAGATATGTTATGTCATTTGATTCTATCAACGAATCAATGAAACAGCAGGGAATAGTCTTGATCAAGGGCAAGCCAAGAGGCAAGGACAGGGAGCAAAATCTCTTTGCGACCCATGTTAACAATTGGGCAGAAGTTCGCCCTGGAGCAACCATGCTCTTTCTTTCTGATACCTTTTATAGGGTGGTCAAGGAGGACAAGAAACTAAAGGGCATACGAATCAATTGGAAGGACGAAGATTCCCTAAAGGACGTCCTTAATTTTAAGTCTCCGGGAAAACTGAGTGTCGTTCGTAATAACAACAAGACTCCATACCATTGGAAGACTCTAAAACACTCTAACCTAAAGGACGCTCTAGATGCAGTCGAAGAAGACTTACTTGACTCAAGTTACGTGTTCGAATCAGCTGGTCCAGTTTCTCCCTATTCAATCGTGTTAGAAGATGCGCTTGAATCCATTTTTGGAGATGGAAAAAATGTCATTGTCCTAGATTGGACTCTACCTGATTTTGACATAGTCGATACCGTAGAGGGTGACGATTCACGAGGAACTGATACAGTAGATTGGGAAGCATCATTCGATTGTCTCTATGTGGGTCGACCTGAATTAGACGAAGCCCTTACTCAAGAGGATCTTCGTCGATTTGAACTAAGCATAAATTTTGAGTGCGAGTTTAAATACAGTCAGTGGTATGATTCTGGAAATTACGATACTCCACCAGAAGGAGAAATCACACTCGAAGAAGTTTCAAATTCTGTCACATCAGTATACATCAACGGAGAAGAAGTGGAACCTTCCTTTGACATCGAAAGCATAGTTAAACCAATGGATTTTGAAGACTTGGAAAATTTCATCAAAAAAAATCACGCAAGATTTATTTAACCTTTTTCTTTTTTTAAGTATAATAGTCTAAACGTTACTGGTATGGACTCTCTAGAGGAAAAGATGGATGCCTACTTACAATCAATAGGCGGGCTTGAAAACGGATATCAAAAGGATCGTCCTCCCATCACTGACTCCTATTGTTTCGAATGCGGTGAGGGCTGGTATCCACTGATCCAGGAACTAATAGAGGACTTAATCAAATTGGGATGGAATAAACAGATCTGTCAAGTTAAAGAAAAATTCGGCGGACTTCGCTTTTACATTAACGATGGCTCAAAGGAAATACATGATCGAATCTCTCAAGCAGAAACATTGAGCTATGAGACTTGTGAAGAGACAGGCCGTCCGGGTAAATTGAGACGGGATCTAGGCTGGTGGGTAACACTTTGTGATGAAGAATACGAAAAAAGACTGGCAGAGAAAATACGCAAGGCAATCGAAAATAAAAAACTAAATTAATATGATGACTTTTTTAGAATTTACATTTACCTCATTTTGGCACTTTATTGGAATGCTAATCATGATCTCACTAGTTTCAAATTTCTTGGCTAAGGTCTGGAATCGTTTTTGGAGGCACTTAAACATTCGTAAACATGGATATCCTCCATCCCATTGTGATGCAGACGGAGATTTTTTAAAATCTAATGAACTTGAGTCAAATGATTGAGATTCGATATCGTGATATTGATCCAGATACTGGAGAGGTTTCGACAGATCGATTGATGTGCACCTGTGACGATGAGAGGATAGCGAATTGGATCTTTTTGGCAATAGTCAAGGACATGTCGCTAAACTATGACGATCCTAATCGTGAAATCTACATAAAATCAACAAGCGTCTAATTTTAATGGTGAATAAGATTTAGTATTATTATCTTATTCACCATTAAACTAGAATTATGAAAAGCTTGATCCTTTTCCTTTTAACGTTAGTCGTAACTATCTCCCATGCACAGATTCCAGCCAATCTAATAACAAATAAAGCTGATCTTTCGATTCAATTACTTGATCAGATAAACGAATACCGAAATAAAAATGGGCTAACTTCGCTAATTCTTGATAGTAATTTAACGAAAGCATGCATTCATCATTGCGAATACTTATCAGTCTATGATGAAGGAGCTCACATTGAGACAAATAGAGATTCAAGTCATTTAATCGAAAACCTAGTCTCACCAGAATCAAGGATCAAACGGTTTAATGCAGATGTAGGTAATCGAGTTGCTGAAAACTGCTTAAATATTGGGCCGATGGTATTTAAAGAGGCAAAACATCAGATTTCAGGAGATCAGTGGATTCAAAATATTAAGGCTGGAAAAATTGATCCCAGCCTATCTGCACTATGTGTTTTAAACTATTGGATTGAATCTCCGGGCCATAATTCAACTCTATTGAAAAAAGAAGCAACTGTTTGTGGAGTATATCAAAAAGTCTATGTCAACAGGCATGGAAAATACCGGATAGTGTCTACATTATTGATAACAAATAGAACTTACTAGTTCTAGCCATATGCATCGCATAGATCTTCAACGCTCCATCCTCCGCCTGCAGGCATATCTGGAAAAATTTTGTCCCAATTAATTCCTCTAATTGCTTTTCTAGGTCGAGTTCTTCTTCTTTTTCTACTAGTTGAACCTCCACCTTGCCATCTGATTTGATATAGCCATTCTCCGACTACTTCATAATCTGATACAACAGTCTCGTCCGGAGTCGGAGGAGTTGTTGATTTTTCAATTGTCATGTATACAACATTAAACAGGATTCCTGAGTATTTAGGTTTAGCAAACAATGCTCGATATTCTGCATCAGTCTGTTGAGTTGCTCTAGGATCTTTGTGGTCAAGTCGCATCCATTTTTTATCTTGATACTTAGCGCTGCCGTCCGGTAAAGTATTATTAGCAATAAGAGTCTCACCTTCTTTCTTTACTAGTGTCTTATCTATTCCGAGAGTATTGATTGCATTCGTTAATGCAGTTTCAATTACCTTAGCTCTAGCTACAACTAAATATTCATTATTTTTAGTCGAGTAAGGTTTACCGATAGTCCCATTCGGTTGATATGCAGAAGGCTCATCACTAGTTGATGCGACTATTCTATAAGTTAAAGAGATAAGCTTTCCTTTTTTATTAGCGATTTCAGCCAATATTTCTTTGACTGCATTCTCAATTTCCTTATCCTTACCGTCTTGTATTACTGCTTGATCGCTTTTAAAATAAGTCATCGCAAGTTCTGCACCTACGCCCTTACCTTTGGCATACGGCCAAGCGAAATCCCATTCGTTTTCAACCTCAACTTCAGTTCCTTCGCTACCTTGAGTGACTACTATAGGCTTAGGCATAGTTTCCTGTGCATCAGCTGGCCACCAAGTAATAGAAGATGCCAGATATATTGCTGCCTCTGGATTAAGGCTTGTGCTTTTTCCCCACCTAGCCCTTGACATTTCCATTATTCCATTAATGATGTTGATCTTATCTTGATCAGTCATTTTTGTAAATAACGTCCTAACATAAGTAGGATTCTCAAATCGATCTAATAGTTTTTTAAATTGTGCCTCGTCAGATATTATTTTATACCATAACCAAAAACGGCCAGTTTGTTCTCTTCCCTTTTTAATATCATCGATTGAAAACCATACATTATCACTTTTCATTCCAGGAGAAAACATATCAGCTAATGCATCTCTTCTTGATTTTCCGCTTTGCTCAAACGTTTCTTTTGCCTTTTGTAAAAGAATTTTACTCTTTTCAACGATTAATGACTGGTCGAAATCAATTGATGCATTTTTTCCTGCACTATATTTGGTTCCCTCAAACTCATATTCAGGATCCATATTAGTATTAAATTTAGTTAAAGGATATCCAGTTTTAGATTTAGCGTTCCATCCACTCTCTATTAAAGATTTAACTTTCTTAGGATCACTTAATTGTTCCAATTGTTTAATCAACTGATTACTATCAGCAACCCCATAATTATTTGATGTATTTGAAGTATCCATTATTCCGTGCCAGTATTCCATGCACCTAGCAATGTCTTCTTTTTTCATAGAAGGTTTAGTTGACTCAAATCTTTTCTCAAGACTTGGAGTATACTCTATGAGTTTTTTAACATTATTATTTTCTTTTCCTGGATCTCCCTTTGCGTACATCCAATCCATGATAGCATCCCATGGTCTAATCCAATATCCTGAAGGTTTAGCTGTATTTTTTACTGCCACCGAATCAGTATCGACAGATTTATCTACTAAATATTCAATTCTTTTTACTATATCACTAGGAAGTTTTTCATCTTCTTTAGGCTTAATCTTACTGCCATCGACCTTTGCTGTTTTTCCATCTGCTGCAATAAGATCATCTCCTCCGTCTTCAAGTAGAGCAGCATCCGCTTTGGCTTGTTCGTAGAGAGCAGACCATTTTTTATAGTTTAAAAGGTATGACATAATTGGGTCCTTTTTATCTTATTTATTTTATCACTAGATAAAAATTATACACTATTTAACGAACTAGTTTTTAATTTTAAGATTACTTGTGTATTTTATCATTAAATAATAGTATAGTCTACTAAATATGCAAGACTTGAAAATTAATGATTGTAAAGTGGATAAGCACACCAAACCCGAACTAAACGATTTTAAAGCAGTCGCTATCGACACTGGCTGTATAAAGATCATGATCTCAGAAGAGTTAGATATTAAGGGAGCTTCCTTAAAGATCTTGGGTGAGAACAGGAACTTTATCACTGAGCTTAAAAACATAGAGTACACCACGACTTTCTGTACTTATTCTGGAAATCCAATGTTCATTGAGCTACATACACCGGGTGGAGTATCCGTTCACTACGTTGAGGGTTCAGGTAAAGACTTTTATAAAAATTTTAAAAACTAACATGTCTGGCTTATTTCGATTTTCGATACTTATTTTAACCATATTGCTGTTTCGTTCCTGTGTGATCGAAGACTCTAATTCTAAAAAACACACGCCAGTAAGATACTTAGATAAGTCATCTAAATACTGTAATCAACAGTATGATGTATACTTATTGGACGGCTGTGAATACATAGTGGTTGACGCCGGTAGCCGCCAGTGGGGATCACATAAGGGAGACTGTAAAAACCCAATACACCTAAATAATGGAGAAGTACATACTGCTAATTGATATCGACGGAACCGTTTGTGAAGACATTAAGAACGAGGAATCTTACCTATACTATTCAGCTAAGCCGATCGAAGGTGCACGAGAAAGGTGTAATGATTGGTACGAGAAGGGTGCACAAATCCATTTCTTTACTGCTCGAGAATCCAAGGACCGTGAGGTAACTGAATTATGGTTAAGAAAAGAAGGTTTTCGATATCACTCGTTGGTGATGGACAAACCCAGAATTAAAGACGGCGAGGAATATGTTTGGATCGATAATAGAAAGGTCCGAGCAATCACCTTTAAAGGGATCTGGTCCGACCTAGTGGAATACACGAAAAAAGTTTTATCTTTTGAAGAATAATAGTAATTTATCTTAAAATGAAAGTATATTGTAAGTCTTGCGAAAAACCTACCCAGCATCGTCAGAAGCTTCACGACATCGTCTGTAATAAGTGTGATATCTGTAACTATCCAATCTTTCTTCAGAGGTTAGGAGATGGGCGCAGTAATGTTGCAAAAAGATTAGTATGGGTAGAATGGACAGAGGGCGGTCGAGGAAAGGCTGTGCACACTGAGCCGCAAGTCGGATTTAGTCTCTGTCTAGGTCCATATACCATCAATTCAGAAAATGGCGGATCTCCGTTGGCTTCAGGATACGATTGGATGACGACTGAGGTGACTGAGATAGTTGAGGATAAAAAGTCTAATGAATATCGAAAAATAAGGTTCAAGACGAAAAACTCAGAGTACGTTTTACACATGACTGATATAAAAACTGATTAACCCATGACTGATTGGAAAGAATTACCCAGCACAGCTAGATGCTTTCAGCTTGATGAAGCTCCAGAATTAATACACGTGATTAGGACGGGCTTTAATGACATGTACATGGTAGTACATGAGGATGCATATGAATATTCCCTAGGCAAGGTTGAGATAGGAACCAAAAGGGATGTTGAAGTAAGATATAAAATAAACTTAGACTAATGGAAAAAAGAATCATTCTAAACCAGATCAGGACGCCGGACGGAACCGTCCTAAGATCGATGCATCGTCATGATTATGTGACATATACTGATAAAAACGGGCTTGAATACATGGTAGATGGAGGTAATGAATACTTACGACGCACCGTTCATGAAGAGGCTCCATATGAAGAGCTGACTATATATGAGGATTCTCCATTTGAAGTGATTCGTGAAAGTTTTCACCGCGGAGGTCGAGGTAAGGACGGTAGACAGCCTCTTACTTGGGTGCCGATGTCAAAGATGAGCGACGAATGGTTACGAGCGTGTATCATTTATAATGAAGAACGTGGGCTCGGAGAGAGCATTGCGAACGAGTTATACAAAAAAGAGTTAGAGTATCGCCAAGAAAATGGGATCTCCATTGAAGACTAATTAACCGACCGCCGTTTTTATCTTTATAGCATTAGCAACTCTTCTATCCATGTGAGAAAGAGAAGCAGTAGGCTTAAATACTCTATTACATAATTCCTTAGTTAGATCACTCACGTTTTTTCCAGCAATAGTCGCAGTTTCAAAATCTCTAGATATTGCTTGAGTCTTAGTTAGTTCCTTTCTAGTCTTAGTGTATTTTGGAACAGTAGATGTTCCTGAATTAATGTATACTAAGTCCTTTGGCACTCCGCTCACATAAGGTAGATAATAGTCTTTCATTTCGTGCTTTACGAAATCCATTTGTGTCTCAAGATCGGTGTGAGCTTTTTCTTTCGCTGCTGCGAACGCTTTTAGCGCCTTTAATCTTGCTCCCTGCCATTGACATAGACCGACTGCTTTACCGTCAGTTGCAGCAGTATTGAATCTTGATTCAACTGACATGTTTCCAGCTAAGCTAACTGCCTCATTTTTAGTGAAACCCCTAGATATCAATCCATTGACAACAGTTACTGCAGTTTTAAGCTCAGCTGATGTGATATCGGCAGCTGTTGTGCTTTCGGAACCTTCAGTAGATTCGATATCTTCATTTAAAGTTCTCCACTCATTAATTGATAGTATATGTTTCATCTTAAAATAACCAGTTACCTGAGCTTTTTCCTTGTGCAGTAGATGATTTTTTAAATTCATCGTCAGCATCGTCCATTGTGATTCCTAATGCACCAGCTATGCTTATTTCAGGAGTCTTAATTTTACCTGTGACTAGGAATGCTGCGAATTTATCAATTGCCCCGTCTAGAGTGTGGTTTGCGATTATGCTTGGAATCGAGGCATAATTACCAGAAATCGGTAATTGCCTTTTATATTTTTCAGGCTGAGCCTCTCTAAATCCAGTCTCAGGATCAGTGCTCTCCTCATCCGGGCTAAATCTTTTAGTTGAGATGGTGTACATGTTACCCCATACACCCTTCATCTTTGCATTATCATTTTCTTTTTCTAGCTCAAATCCAGCAGTCTTAGTATATGCGCTTGGCGCTCCTTCAACACGACCTCTACCCTCTTCAAAAAGCTCCTTTCTGAACTTTGCAAAGGAAGTCATTAACCACGATTGAACTCGTCTAGGATCTGCTCCAAGAGCGCTTGCTAATTCTTCAACCTCAGGATCAGACTTTGAAGCATATGACGCTGAACCGATCGAAGCAATTAGTTTTCCTTTAATCGAATCGCTAGCTCGATTTGCAAGTTTGCCGAAACGATCTGCGAAAACTCTCAAGAAATCTGTGGAAAGAGCTTCACCTTTAGCCGAAGTCCTAGCTTCTCTAGTGACTCTCGGTTCGTAGTCTGGAGTAACAGGCAATACGTAAACATACAGGGGTTTTTCTAGAGATGGAGCATATTTTTTACCTCCTTGTCTAGTAACTGCTCGAACAAATTCCTGAATCTTACCGTTAGTGTTTCCTCCCTTAGTATCGTGAACTCCTCTTAATTGAGAGCGGTCTACTCCGCTAGTGGTAAGCTCAGAATATCCATAATCAACTACCTTTTTTCTTTCTGGATCCCATGCCATTACCGCATACTGCTCTCCGGTAGCTCCTTTGCTCGGTTGCTTGTGATATAGGAACATAAAGAAATCAATGTCCTCGTTTACGATGAAGATTCGGATCGCTCCAAATGGAATCGACTGAAGATACCATGCAAAATCAGTGTACTCACTCTTAACCTCCTTGTCTTGGAATGGGCTTCTGTTAGACTTACGACCCCTTAACTTGATTGGTTCTGGGATATCGATCTCTGGAGAAGGGATAAAGTACTTATACGGCATAGGTACTGCCGCTCTTGACTTATATGTGTGTCCCATTTGAGGATATTTTTCGGTGTAGTGCTCTTCTTTAGTGTGAATCTTTCGGATCATTTCTTTAGGAAGACCCATTTTACTTAAATTAGAATCTTCAAACAGTGCAAACGCTTCAAATGAAGTTGCACAAAACTTGTTAGAGTTTGACATTCGATCGGCTTTTTTGTTATTTATTCGATAAATAATAAGAAATGTTCCCAGTTTGTTAAAGGATTTCCAAAGTTTCATAAACGAGGCACTAACTCTAAAAAAAGATGGAGGTTCTCATTATTTAGAAAGAGTCGAGACTAGGCTCGCTCGGCTCGAGTTAATAGGATTTACTGACAAGAAAGGAGAACAAGTATCAGCTTCACCGGATGAAAAGGCAAAGGCTCAACAGTTTTTTAGAGACGTTCTTTCAAAGATAGCAGACCCTACTAAAAGTAAGATATTTAGTGAGGCCGACGTTCCAGTCGGAAATATCGGAATCCTGCGATTGGGAAAAGCTAAGGTCACCCTTTCTAATGGAGAAGAAGTTGAGCCAGTCTTTAGAGTCTATGAAAGAACGGATGCTAGTACCGGAAAAGAAGTCTTTAGAACGGGAAAATGTTTTTGGCTTTTTTCGGTGGGATCACAGGTCTCTACGATCAAGCTTTATAACGTTGACGGTAATTCACCGAGCGAAAAAAAGTTTTTAATTAATAAATCAATCGAACATCTACGATCAGAAAGAGAGGCGGAGATAGCTAAGATCTCAAGAGTCTTTTCAGTAAATCTTGAATCGAGTGAAGAGCTTGAGAAAAGACACAAGGTCATTCTAACTCCAGGAGGAATATCAATCATTTCGCTTAATTTTAATTCTGGAGAATCATATGAACAACAACTAGAATCCTTTTTAAAGGACTCGTTAGTTATTAAACAGGAAGTGGTCAGAATGCGACCTGACCTAGAAAGAGAATCAACCTTTAGCCTTGAATCTATTCCAAAGCAGATGAACGTTACTCCTGAAAAGGTGTGGTTGCTTGAAAAAAACGAAAAATTTAATACTTGGGGAGCTCTTCCGATCCTGCAATCTAAGCTGATTAAGGGAGCTACTGGAAACGAGGTTCAGATAAAGGTGGGCAAGAAGTGGTTACACTGGTTGGAGAAACCAATGTTTAACCTGCCGGTGCAAACTGATCGACTCATTAGAAAAGGAGAAAAGATCGCTCTAGCTAAGGAGATAGGTCGAGGTTCATGGCTAGTAAATATCGGAACCGTCACAGATATCGCAGTAGATTCAAGATCAAGCGAGTTTCCTTATGTAAAGACTAAGGGATGGGACTCTTCTTTTATAATTGATGGCGATGAGGCTACAAAGATCTTTATGGATTTTCGGCAAGCGAACGAAAGCTTTTCACCAGTCTTAAGTTTTAAACAGTGGAGCTTAACTATCCTTCGATAAAAGCTCGGATATCTTCTCCATCAGGATTGTCTAGCGTCCAGCACGCATCACCTATTTCGCTACTTGCACAGTCTATCGAAGGATCACTCTTTAGCTTGTTCCAGATCTTATCCACCATTGGGTTCTGACGACGACCTTTTCCAGAATAGAGATGGCCCAGCCTTTGGATTAGGGCTCGATAAATCTTGGTAGCAAGTCCCTTTCTTCTGATTTCTTCTCCGAGAGTTATGTGAGGCTGATATAGATAATCGTAGATGACCTGTATGGTCAACTGTATTTCTGGATTGGGTTCATTCTCTCCAGGAAGGATCACTCCCAAATTCATTAAGTTTCCTTCGGATTCTAATCGAACGAATCTGATTCCTTTCCAGTCAATGCCTTGAATGTCCATGAATTCTTCTCTTTCAAGTATGTGTTTCAATTCCAGGTATTTTTTATTATTTATTTTTAAACTTTATCTAAAATAGAGTATAATATAAACCTGAAAATTACTTATTAACACTATGAAAAATGAAAAGAAGTTAAGTCTTAAAATTGGTCCTTGGGGCGTGGTCGCTCTGACGATCGCCTACATCGCGATCATGAATCTCTACTTTGAGTACTGCATCAGTAGAGAGTTTGATCCCATTTTGCAAATGGTATCCACCCTAATTGCAATCTATTATACTTGGTGGCAAATTAAATTGATCGTGAATACGATCATCAATTACATAACTAATAAAATAAAAAAAGAAGAATGATTTCAGGTATCTTAATCGCGATTTTTATAATCGTAGCGATCGTTAAAGTGGTGATCGCAAAAAATAATGATGACGAACGAGGATTCATCACAGGAATAATAATAGGAGTAGTTGGAATCGTGATCGGGGTCGTTCAGCCGTTTGCACTAGAAAGAGTCGATGCGGGTCACGTTGGGATCAAAGTTAATCTGACCGGCGATAATCGAGGAGTTTCTAATTACGAATACAAGACTGGATGGGTGATGTATAACACTTGGGTTGAGCAGCTCCTAGAGTTCCCAACATATCAGCAACACATCGAATACAAGGACCAGACAGTTATCACTAAGGGTGGGTTCGCAGCTTCAATCAAACCAAGCTTTAACTATTCGCTTAAGCCAAATGCAATAGGAAACATGTTTGAAAACCTACGATTAGACATAAAACAAATTGAGCAGGGCTGGTTAATGAACGCTATCGTTTCTTCAGTAAATGACGTCGCTAATAAGTGGGAAGTCGACGCGATATTCAATAATCGTGAGCAGTTTGAGGCGGCTATCGTTGCTGAGTGTAATAAGAGGCTCTCTAAATGGTTCACTGTTTCTCAGTTAAGAACTAATATCACTCCGCCAACCGCACTTCAACAGGCCATTGAATCTAAAACTAAGGCTGTTCAGGAAGCGCAAGCTGCGATGCAAAGAAAGCTTGTAGCAGAAGCTGAAGCTCAAGAAAAAATTGCAATCGCAAAGGGTGACTCAGCTAAGGCGATCATCGACGCCCAAGCTACCGCTCTATCGATCAAGCTTAAGCAGCAAGAATTGAGTCCAGCCTATATCGAATACATTAAATGGACTAGTTGGAATGGTCAGCTTCCTACAACAATGACCGGAAACACAGGAACTCTATTAAACATAAAATAATAAGAACTCTTGATAAATAAAAGAGGCCCATATAGGCCTCTTTTTCATTAAAATAATTAAAACGATGGACATATTAGTAGATTTTGACGGAACTTGCACAACACACGATTTTCCATATGTCGGAAAAGAGATAGGTGCACCGGAAGTATTAAGAGACCTTGTCATCGCAGGTCATAACCTGATTCTTTTCACCATGCGAAGCGATACTAGCAAGGGAAAGTTTTTAAAGGATGCAGTTAACTGGTTTGAGAAGAATGATATACCTCTTTATGGAATCCAAGAGAATCCAACTCAACGGGCTTGGACGAGTTCGCCTAAGGCATACGGTCAGTTAATCATTGACGATATCTGTTTGGGAATTCCGCTTAAGGTTGACCCTCAAATGTCAGATCGACCCTTTGTAGATTGGGAAAAGTGTAGAACTCTAATGGAAGAGATGGGGATTCTTTAATCTCTAAACTTTCCTGGAAAAAGCATTCTCCATTCATGTCCGTGAGGAATGTCCTTCGCTCGTACTCCAAATATCTTTTTTTCGGGTTGTTCGCAAGGATCTTCTCCGTTCCATTTAAACCCATTTCGACAGGCCCAATTTTTCATAAATGGTTTCTGTAGAGGCTGACCTGTCACGAATGGAAATCTGACACCTGCTTCGTTATCGATCTCTTCAATCTTGCCGTGTTTTACCTTGATCTCAATCGTTCTTCCCATTCTTGACTTAAGAGTGATCTCCTCCTCTCGCTGCCAACTTTCAAATAACTGAATGTACTTTTTCATTAATTAAAAAACTTTTGTAATTTTTCCATCTCGTCAGGATTAGTTAGTATCTGTGAATATACTCTTTCTATCAAATATTTATAGGTTGCTGGTCTAGAATCAGCCATGTCGCTCTTTTTTTCATCGTCGATTGACACTTGAAAACGTAGGTGTTTTTTCAATATCTCATCACACTCGTATGTGACCGCTTTTGCTGATGCTTGCATCATGATAGAGGTGATCGGCTTTATCCAGTTTATTGCTCCCCAACCAGTTGTTTTTTCATCTAAACTTTCTGAATATATTCCAGTACCTAGTGAAAGACACTCGATATTGCTTATATCAACGTCTGGTCGGCTACGTAAGACGTCAGCTACTGCTGCCATCGCTGGATTATTAATGTACACTCCGCCGTCTACTAATAGACGACTCTTAGCTTTAAAATCCATCTCGTATGAAGGAAGATATGTGGGAGCAGCAGAAGTTGCTCTACATATTTCTTTTAACTTAGCGTTATATTCAGGTCCAGCGCTAGCTAGCCTGCTTTTAAACATTACTACCTCGTTGTTTTTAATGTCATACGAACTTACAATGATGGGTTTTAAAGTATCCTTTAGTGTAGAATCTGAAAAATATTCACCCAATAGCCTGTCTAATCCATCAGGAGAAAACTTTGGATTAAATATCGAGTTTATTCCAGTTATTGCTTTTGAAAATATGTTTCTCTTATATGGAAATATCTCAGTTCCCTTGTCAGTATATAGGGATATTAACTGGTCTAGGCTAACTGCTGGCTTTTTTCCGTCTTTCGTATAGGTCAATCCGCAGGCTATTATTCCACCAGTCGAGGTTCCAGCAATGACATCAAAAAGCTCATGGATGAGTTTACCTTGGGTCTTTTCAATCTCCTTTAATATCAAGAGGGGAATTATTCCACGAAGACCTCCTCCGTCTAGTGACAGTATTCTAATTTTTTCCATGTTATACTTTTATTTTATATGCAGTTGTTTTTGCTACTCCTTTAAGGGACCTAAGAGGTTCACACGAATGCAGTTGAAGTTCAGATAAGAGTCGACCGCTTCGTTTTCTCTTGCCTTCCCAACATCTCTGCTGATAATCGATGATCTCAAGCTTCATCTTTTTAGATGTCACCAAGTCCTCGATCTTTTTTTCTTCTGACTTTGGTAGGTTTTCAGTAAAGCTAAAGGTCACATAACCTGGCTCAGACACAGTTGACTCCATTCTAGATGCAGTATTGACCGTGTTTCCAAAGTAGTCCCAAAGCTTTTTTCCTTGGACATCAGTCTGTTTTTTATAGAGCGGACCCCAACAGATTCCCAAACGAATCGTCATTGATTTTTCTTTTATCTTGATAGGTTTTTCCCTAAGATCCATCTGTATGTCAAGCCCAGCTGCAACCGCTCTAAGTAAGGAGTTAGATCCTTCGAAGCTTACCATGTAACTATCGCCGATTGTTTTTACAATCATGCCGTCATGCTTAGCTAAGATCTTTTTGATTCTTTTTCCGTGCTCTTCCAATGCTTCAAACATTCCGGCTTCATGTAGCTTCCATAGCTTAGAGCTCGATTTAACATCAGTAAAAAGAATAGCTTGTTCTTTTTCTTGAAGCTTTTTTAAAGAGTCGACACTTTCCCAAATAGGATACGATAGTAAATGTTTCATATACTTTATTTATCAATGAGTAAAATAAAAAGGATCCCATAAGAGATCCTTTAATGATGCTTGACTTTAACGTGAGTCAATCGAAATAAATCAATAGTGTCTATGCAAAGAAGATTATTCAGCAGGCACCGCTACTGCTGCTACTAGCTCGTCGACTAAGTTATTTAAAAGAGTCGAGTCAACATCAGAAAAACTAACACTAAAATGTGTCTTTTCCTGATTATTCTCAGATCCTTTACCTAGATATCTAACGTCAGCTCCATTAAAGATATGAATTACGTGATAATCGGTAAGTGTGACGTCTTCGGGTTTAAATGTTTTAATGTGATCTACGAATGCAGTAAGGTTAGTTAAGGTATCTGACTTTACTGTGCCTTTATTATCTTTTCCAATGATTTGTGAATCACCAAAGCCAAAAAGATGGATAGTATTAAATGTTGACATATTAATAGTTTTTTATTATTTATCTCTTAAAACAAAAAAGGATCTCATTAGAGATCCTTTAATAGAGCCTGACTTAAATTTTATATTCGCGTTCCGCAGTTAGGGCAGAACTTCCAACTCGATTTTTTGTGACGAGTTCCACAATTGGTGCAATAGTTTCTAATCTCTTTTACTTCTACTGGTTTTTGAGATTCCGGTATGATTTGCATGTGAACAGTATTGCAGGTCCATGAGTTAAAAGAATCGTTTGAGTATTCAAACTCTTGTTTAGATTCTTCTCCTTTTTCAGATCTACCAGTTTCAATAGAATTTGAACTAAACAGAGAAGTCGGAACGATTGAACTGTTTTGTCCGATAATATCCGATGATACATTACTTGTAAAATACATAGTATTTTCAGTGCTTCCTCCATAGACCGGATGACTCATTTTTTCATAAGTCCAGTTAGATCCCCAAACAGTAAGACCACCAGTAGGTGGAATGAACTGATCATAGAACTCTACTTTGACTTTTCCGTTTTCTCTGATTGCTCCTTTTGCTTCAGTTGAATCCTCTACTTCGTAGGTCTCGAATAGGAACTTTCGAGGTTCGTCTAACCATCTTTCTAGAAAGACTCTCTGTCCAGGATTCAGGATGATTCCTGAAGAGGAGATCGGCTGACCGTCTAAATAGATTTTAGCTAGAACCTTGGTTGTTTTTGGATTAAAGAGCTCGATCTCATAGTGAGTCTTGTCCTTTAAATAGATTTTTTCGCCGTATGACTTTAGGCGATTTCTGTTTACTGCAATATTAGCAGTTGGACTCATTGAGCCCGAGATTGTTTGATTGTACATAAGTTTACCTGTTATTTTTATAAGCAGACGTCTTTGTGGCTTTATACCACTCAAAAGTTATTAACTCGACGCCGACTAGAGTGTCAGGCTCTAATTATATTTAACTCCATTTTTATGGAAAGTTTTCGATTGATTCTTTAACTGATGCAGACGCTTAGGTCAAAGGACTGAATATACTATTATTTTATCACTTAATTTTCCATAAGATTTTCTTTTAGTATTCTAGCTAAGAATAAAGAATACGATATAAATGGAAGAAACCAAAATATTTGTTTGTAACTGTCACTCATTAGAGCATCAGGTAAAATTCATGCACGATGCGGATGACGATGCATTATATGTATACATTCACCTAAATCAACGAAATAGTTTCTGGAAAAGGCTTGTTGCTGGAATAAAATACGCGTTCGGTTACTCTTCGAGGTTTGGTGAATGGGACGAGTTTATATTTCAAGAAAAAGATCTGGAAGAGTTAAGTAAGTTTTTAAATAGGATTAATAATGGCGACCCGCTCCCTTAAGATGAAAATAGGAATCGTTGAATACGATTTTAACGAGATAATTGACGAGTGGATCAAGAAAGAGTGTCGACGTGAAGCGCGTAAGATAATTAAGGTGATGCTTAACTGGGAAACTCGATATACTTACGCTCTCCTTGTTGAGCTCATCATCTACCATGAAAAAGAGATGGGAAATATTGTGTGTAGCCACCTTGATTTCATGAAATCAAAACTAGTAGAGTTTGGAAAAATAAAATCTGGAGGATGTTTCGGTTCCCCGTTTACAGATTTAGAAAAAAGCTAGGAATTTACTCTCATTTGAGCATCAGTCAGTTCGACTGCGATGCACGCTTCTCCCTGTAACTTGATCAGTCTTTCCATGTATGGAATTGTGATCCATGCATGACCGCCCTGACCCCAAGACTTACCCCAAGAGTTTTTGATCCTGATCTTATTTGCTTTAGTGTCTACTCCATTTAGAACATACGCATGACCGCCCACAAGCTGACCAACTGGCTGAATAAATCCTAGCCTATTTGGAGTCATCATATTAGAGTACCAGTTAGTACCTACTACTAGGGGACCAGTAGTAAGTAGAGTGTTTACTATCGTCCTGATATCGAATGCCCAATAGTAGCTTGATATCTTTTTAGCTGCCTTTAAGTATTTTGCCGCTCCTCTGACTGATGTACCTTCATAGTTTTCTCCAACCCATTCGTCAACCTTTTGGGCCTCATTATAAATCAATTGGGGCGGAACGATCGGTGCTATTCCAGCATGTCCAATGGGCCCGTCTTCGATCCAATGTGCCCAAGCATAACCCACACAGTATGGTGTGTCTCCTTGATCTCCCCACCAGCCGTTTGCATCCCAGTATCGTTGTGTGTATCTCACGGTCTGTTGGATGGGCAGGTGTTGTCGTATTAAATACTTCTTATCTCTTGAATCAGGCGAGTATACTCGATTTAATGTTCTTGATCCCGTCATTATGAATTAAGTTTTATCCAAATGTAATAAGGAAGTAGAGCAGATTCTCCTAAATATTTCTTGCGAACCGCCTCAGCCGCCTCCTTACCGCCAGTTCGATAGGCATCTAGGATCAGATCATTTATTTCATCTTGAGTAAGGTCTTCTTTTTCAGGCATCTCAATCTCGGGTTCTTTCAATGGTGATTCCTCAAATTCTTCCGGTTCAGGTGCAGAATATCCCTGTTTTTGTGAGGCCTGATACTCTTCTTCTGCATCCAAGTTATTAAGAGCTTCTTCAACTATTGGATAGAATAGAGACTCAATGGCTTCCTGATCTTCAATTAAAACTGAATATACTATTTTTAACATGCTTTTTGCATCATCTTGATGTGCAGTCGCAAGTAAACCATATACCATCCAGAACAATTGTTCTTCGAATGCTCCCATCTCGTCCCAAGCATCGTCGGTATCTAGCGTTCTTGTAAAACTGTCTAGTCTCTCTTTTACTTCAGGGTTTGACGTTATCGCTTTATAAAAAGACACTTGCATTTCTGGCCCATACTTAAACTCCTGAGCCTCATCAAGTAGAGTATCAGTATTAGCAATCACCAATTCTGCTTCTTCCTCAGACAGGTGCTCCAAGCTTAACTGTAAAGGCAACATATAGATTCCCTTGATGGCTTCGTGAATTAGGACCGACATGTCCACTCCTCGAGCAATGATCTTTGCACCAGTTCCTTCGATAAGATCCTTTGCAGCATCGCTCTCTTCAAGGTCTCCGCCTTTTGCAATCTCATCTAAAAGTTCATCAGCTAACTGTTGATTCTGTTCTTCAAACTCTTTTTTACTAACATTCTCTTTTTCTTCAAACTCGATCTTACACGCTCCAGCAGTTCCTCCTCTTAAAAACTGTTTAATCATCTCTTCAGATAATCTCCAATCATTAAACTGTGCAATGCTTGAAACTTTATTTAATATTTGAATGTATTCCTGTGCTCGATCACCTAGGATCTCTCGGATTCCGTTTTTAAACATCGGAAGATTCAGGATGGCTTTTGAAGTTAATCCCTTTCCCTGTTGAATTGATCTTAGTATCTTACGTCTTTGGATTTCGCTAAGAATCTTTTCGTCCTCGATATTTTCGATCTTCATCTCAATGCATGATTGCTCTGATGGAGTTTCCTGAATGACTTCTCTAGACTCGTTTCCTAGTTTAAAATCCAATTCAACGTCGTCTAATAGGCTTTTAAAAAGAGTCCTAAAAGAATCTTCAGCTAGCTTAGATAGCTCTTCTTCATGACCTCTTTGCATTTGTTGAGACTGTCCAACGAGTTGCATGAATCGCATGATATCTTGTCGATTCTCACGTTCGAACTCTGCCATTCTTGAGGTCTTTTCAGAACCGACCTTTTTTAACCAGGACGGAGCCTTATCTCCACCTTCTCCTGGAATTCCTAAGTTTCCTTCTAACGATACTTCGTTTAAGAAAGATTTAAAATCGAATACTTTATTTTGCATACCTATTGTGTAAGTTTTTAATCATTTTCTTTCCTTCTGGTGTGTCCTTCATGTTCTCTAGCTCTTCAAAGAACAGGTCAATCATTTCCTTATATTCGGCCATTGGTTTGGTCTTTTCTTTTTCGCTAGGTCTTTTAGTAGGAATTGGTCGAAATGGTCTAGTTACTGGAGGTGCAGTTACGGGCGGAGCAGTCTTCGGTTTAGTCTTAGTATCGTCCATCACGAATCTTTCGTTCATGGTCTTGATGTGCTTTCTAGACATAAAAATAGATTTATTTTAGTTATTTATCTCTAACTCAAGATCAATTAGATAAAGAAAGAGTATATCTATTAAGATAAATAAGTCTATAAAATATTTTTTAGTTACTATGGGTACGATGTTAAATTTTTCTCAATGGACAGGCTCAACTCGTTCAAATAAGGATACCAAATCAGCGAGCTTGAATGAAAACGTAAAAGCAGCTAAGTCTTTTTTAATTAAAAGATATGCTGAAAAACATAAGATCGAGGAGATTACTCCAGAAGTTGAACAAAAAGCAGTTAATAATAAATCATATGATAGAATCAGAGAGATTTTAAAAGGAAATGACGGTTATGTTTATGCATTCGTAAAATTTCATTTTGATCATGGAGCAACCTTAACCGATCTTTCGGAGCTTTATCAAAAAATAAAAGATAATTCCGGCTCCCTAAACTCTCTACCTATGACTATCGAAGAGTATTCAAAACAGGAGACAGTAAACGGAGTAAATCCATTTGAGGCTCTAATGGACCAGTTTCACAACATTGAGCAACGTAGAAAACAAAAATGGATCATTGAAAAGGTCAATGGCGATCTACGTCGAAGCATAAAACAGCTTCCACCAGAAGACATCGATCGTCTTTATAAAGCTGCCAAGGTGATTGATGACGCAGACGAAGATGCTGGTGATTTTGAAGATCCTGATACTGGGCACAAGACAAACAACCGATTATCATTACTTAAGAAATCGAACGCATTTAGCGATGCCAAAAAATACCTTGTTTGGGTTGAAGAAATGGCAGAAGGAGTTTCTAATTCTGACCTAACAAGCAAGATAAACGCTCTACGAACTTTACAACCTGAGGCGGGTATCATATACAGTAGAGGAGGTTATCTTGTAATGAGCATTAGGACTGAAAACGCGCAGAAAGAGCTTTGTTCGGTAGCAAACTGGTGCATCAATCGAGGACTTTGGGGAAGTTATGGAGGAAAATCTAATTATCTACAGTATAACATTTTTAATTTTAACTTACCTGTCACCCATCCATACCACATCACTGGAACGACGGTAGACTCAAACGGAAGAGTGTATGCTTCTCATGATAAAAACGATGCAAGCATCGTAAAATCTTCAGAACCTAGTCAACACTTTTCATCTCTTGGATATTCTGATGACCTGACTAGATCAATCATCTCAAGCATTCCGATGGAAACCACCATCAAACAGATCGTTACTGGACTAGGCATCAATACTTCCGAGCCTTTTGATCTACTTGCTTCGCTAGTTAAATCTACATATAAAATAGACCTAGATGTTGAGGAAGAAATTAGAAACGTGGTGATCGGAATCCTAAGAGATCAGCTGTCTAAAAAGTTATCTAAAGAAAAAATAATCGATCTTTACATGAAGTTCGGAGTTCTTTCTACTTTCTCAGCAAGAATGATAAACATCCTGATTCCTGATCTTAATGATGAGGAGAGAAGAAAAATTCTAGATAATAATGACAGGCTCATGAACGATCCGGGAAGAGGACTTAAGGCCATCCTTGCTAGGACAGGTCGATCAGCTTATCCTCAAGTGACAAGGGCAGTCGATAGCGAAGATCAGATAAAACAAATTATTTCTAGCGGAGAGTCTCTTACCTAGAACCTTTTAACCCAGTCGAGTATAACATAAACAATATGGCAAAAGTAATCTTAGAATTCGATCCTACTGAAGACCGAGAAGATATGGAATCGGCCATCAATGGATGGAAATGGAAAATGTTAGTGTGGGACCTAGATCAACATTTACGATCTGAATTAAAGTATAACGATTCAATTACTGGAGAAGTATATAAAGCTCTAGAAAAGGTTCGTGATCATCTTCATGAATTAAAAAGCGAAAGCGGTTTAAAATTAGACTAGTCCATTTTATTATAATCCTCTATCTTAGTATAATATATTCATGTACGATAAGATATATGATTTCTGTAAGGTTCGTAACTTTGGCTCAATCTACAAAAACGGATTAACTCAAACACCTCGAGTAAAATTCTTGATGGATCTGACCTCTGAACTTGGCCTTAATTCTGAACTTCATGAGTTTAAGGTAGACGAAAATACTATTGGATTTAATATAGTCTTGCGAGGAAGCTCAAGTAAAATTATCACAGCTCATCACGATATCGTGAATCCAAATATAGATAACGCAAACGACAACTCAGCATCAGTGATCAATGCGATCGCAACCAAGTTGCTTAAACCTGAGGTGACCGTCGTTCTGTTGGATGGTGAGGAGGTCGGTGGCTTGGGTGCACAATACCTGTCTGAACAGATACTTGATGGAGACTTTGGAGAGGTTGACTGGGTGCTTAACCTTGAGCTGACGGGTCGTGGAGGTTCTACTTTCTTTGTTGGAAATTATCCGGGTAGGTTACTAGATCACATTAGAGGGATCTTTGATTGCCCGATAGTTAGTACGCCATTTAATGATTCGGTGATCTTTAGGAGAAACGGAATTGACTCTGTCGTAATCAATCCCTTGCCTATTTTAGAAGAGGGCACAAGCCAAGTGATGTGGGAAAGTTCCTATCTTGACTATTCGATGCTGTTTAACTGTCATACTAAAAAAGATACCCTCGACACCATAAGTACCGAGGATATGCAAAAGTTTGTCGAAGGGATTATTATCCCAATCGTCAGTTAATTATTTTTGATCTTTTACTTTTTGTTGAAGATGTGCAGTATAATAAACCTTAGTTTTATCACTAACTGTCGCTGAATCTTCTTGAATACTTCCCTTAATCTTAGTTTTTTCATTTATTAAGACCTTATCCCGAGGAATAACCACCCATTGTGATAATTCAGATTTCACAGACTCAATTGTTACAGTCGCATCATCCGCAAAATTAACATCGTAATCCATTTTTTGAGCAACAGTATTTGTTTTTAAATCTAGTATCGTAACGTCAATAAAATATTTCATAAGTGTTTTTATTTTTTTAATTAGTACCACGCTGCATAATCGTTTGATGTTCGCCAGTCATCATTGTTTATGTATTCTTTCCTGATAAATGAATCTCCTTTCATTATTGCAATAATTGAATGTTCATCCTCATTTTCATCAAAATAGTTAGTCACGATATATAATCGATTATCAATTATTCTAACAGTATTTACGTTAGTCTCGTTAGATACATACGTTGAAATTAATTCTAAGTCGATATCGTATACATCAACACATGCAAAACCATCTTCATTATTGTATGCACATGCACACATATTCGGCCCTAAATCCAATCCTTCATTATAGAATACCGAATCCTTTTCGATTACTGAGCCATCAGCTTTAACTAAAGTTAAAGTATACGATTCAGTGTTTGTAATCTGGTCAGTTATAAGAGAATAATCTTCATTTAGTGCAGTTAATGTAGCAGATATTGATAAATCATCAACGATAGCTAAATATGCGTCAACCACATTATGAAAATCTGTTTCAGTGAATCCGTGCTGAACTGACTCATTATATGTTGACATTAGAAGATAGTGTACTTCAGTTACGCCAGCAGTATCTAGTCCAAGTATCTTGTGATAATCATTATTAGTATCAAGGTCAGTATCGACCTCTTGAATTAATGCAGCATCTTGTGCATTTACAATTATGATTTGATTAATAGTTGGATCAGACTCGCCGTCCATGTCACTACCTCCACCAGTAGTAGTCTTTAGGAATGCAGTATATTCATTACCACCTACTGTTACTTCATATGAATCAAGTGTATTATATCCGTTAGTGTCAATTCCAGTTGAACCCGTTATAAAAAATTCAGTGATATCTACGTCTTTAGCAACCATCGTAAATAATCCAGGATATAAGTTAGTAAAGTATTGTGAACCTGTTCCAAAGTCAGCATCACCAACGACTACTGCTCCGTCCATTTCAAACACACTTAGAGTAGCTTCATCATTTTGGCTAAATACATCAGGTATTACCTCCATTTGAGTATGAGTATATGCAATCTCAGATGCAAGATCAGTGTTTAAACGATTTCCACCATCGTACATGTCATCACCGCCATCAGATATGCTATCTTCACCAATATCATTAAATAGATACAATCGACGACCTTCTCCGCTCTGGATCAAGAGATTTCCTGGATACAGTTTATCTTTTTGGCGATATGTTGAAGTTGTCTGGATTCGTCCAAATGGAGGCAATATATTCGCCGTAAACGGTGCGGGATCTTCAGCCGGTAAATAATATGATTGAAAATCAGTATCGCTTGAATTTCTCCATACTACTATATTTCCTTCTTTCTCCCAATAATTTGAATCCCTAACGTCATATGAGTACTCTAAAAAGCTATCACCGTCTTTCGTTGTTATAAAATATTTTCCAGGAGAGTCAGTCTCATCTAGATATGCATCAATTAGATATCGATTACCTAACTCATAAGTATTAAAATAATCGTAATCATCAAATGAAATTAACGGAGATGTACCAATATTACCGTTACTATTAAAATTTAAGTAAGCTAATTGAGGTAGAACCGCATCTCTATCTGTACATACTGGCAAATATATTGAGTCTGCAACGTGAATCTGGTCCCAATTAATTGCCTTTGGTTCGTTGTCAGCAAAAGTATATACTGTCGATAAGTCCTCCATTCCGTCATATAATCGAATAAAATCACAATATGTCACATCACGCAAGTCTTTGTTATACCCAAGATCGTCTGAGAATGTAATTAGCCCGTTTTCAGTTATAATATCGTATTGACTACCGTTATTTCGATATTGGCCCTTAACTACAAAATTAGGATAATTTACTCGATCATGAGTAGTGGTCAATAGATTACCGACTACTTCATCATAATAACATATAAAGTATTCAGTATTATTATAGAAGGTATCGACATGTTTACCTGCACCAAAAACATCTGCAAATTTACCAGTATAATTACCAGCAGATAAGTCAAGACTTGCTAGTTCAACGCCAGCGTTATCATAATAATAAATGTTCTTCCACTCATTATCATCACCATTATAGACAGCTAGCCTAAAAATATTTGAGTTTTCGTATACTTCTAAGTAATAGTTTTCAAATTGATCAACCTCAATTTTACGTATCAACTTTAATCCAGATTCGTCAGTAAAGAAGACATTGTAGAAACCAGGAGCTTCGGGCCCATCACCTTCAGCAGTATATGATGTTATAAAAAATCCTGATAAGTTGTCATCCGAATAATCCCACTCAATCGTATCTTGTGAAAGATCTTCAGTCCTTACTTCTAATCCATCGAACCACCATAGTTTATATGCATCCCAATCACATACTACAATAAAATTACCATTTGCACTGTATATGCTAGTGTCTATTGTGGTAAGTTCTAATTTTTGGATAAGCCCTCCTCCTGCACTAAAGAAGAAGAATACTCGATCAGCCGAACTGTTATTACTAAACGTCATTAGATACCCGCGATCTTGAACAATGTACGTCCCATCGTAGTTATTATCGTCATAGTACCAATCTTCACTAGTATTAAGACCAGTATTAAATACTGCAGGAAATGATTTTTTTTCAAAATCCATTATTCCAATATAAAATTGACCGGTCTCGGATTCATACGTATACGATGAAGTTTGACCCTGCTTAGTTCGAGGCAATCTGCCGCTTCCCGCAGCAGCTGCTGCCATTGCCGCATTATATGACATTTGTTCGAATATCATTCGCTCTTCCATTTTTCTTCTGATCTCCTTTTGTTCAGGTGTCTCATGACCCCAGTTAATAAATGACATGTTAAAAAGTTATTTTAATTATTTATCTTACTCATATTTTAAAAATAGATTTCAATATAGTATATTATGTACATGAAAAGAAGAACATACATTCTGAAATCGAACGTATTCGAGAAGAACTTAAGAAGACCACTAAAGTAAAAGAACAAAAGGCAATGGGATTCAGCAATGGAAAATAATTAATAATTAGCATGAAAGAGTTAATAAAAAAATACCCTAATGACTCAGAATTGGGTCGAGCGGTTCGCAAAAAATACCTAGAACAGGGAGAGGATGCGCGAGATCAATTGATTGATCTATTGGAAGGTCAAGTAATTGAGCTGACCATGTTGTCAAAGATCGAGATTGGCGATGATGTGATTAAAGAAATCATAAGGTTAAAATCAATAATAAACGAAGATGAAAGGTAAGATCATAATTAGCGAAGGCGAACGCATGGTGGAATACCGAAACGCTTATAGCAAAATCAGAACGATTCCCGTCTTTTCTTCAGAATTTGAATTGACTGAGGGAGCTGACGTTGAGTTCACGATAGTTGATGAGTTTACTCACCCTCAACTGTTTAGAAACGTTCCTCTATATGAGGGTCTGCCGTCCGCAGTAATACAACGTCTTCTTGGAAATGATTGAGGATATCAAAGCGATTCACCTAAAGAGTAACGCACAGCGTCTTGAGACCTGGATTGCCATGGTAAACGGCGAGATAGTCGGTCACATCTACATGGAAAGAGAGGAGAACAAAAAGATCAAGTTTCTAGACGCTTGGGTTCACGAAGACCATCGGCGTAAGGGAATATTTAGAAAGCTTTGGGACGCTCGATGGGAATACGTTCAACAAAAGTATCGAGGCTACCTAGTCTATGCGTGGTGTAAACCCGCTTCCCTGCCTCTCCTAATAGAAAAAGGATTTGATGCAGGCGAGACCTGTACCTATGTTGAAAAGGTAATCGATTAAGTCAACTGATCCTTTTCAGGAGAAGGGCTGGTCTTTTTATACATTTTTAGGGCTCCCCAGTGATCGCTGCTGTTTGAGTTAGATGCACCAGCTACGATTCCCTTTCCTCGAGGAACGCTTGGTCCAACATACACGTTTTGTGCTGGCACTCCTGCCTTAACCGCATTCTCAACTATCTTTTTTGTTCTAGAGCTTGATGCATAGGGTTCGATAATGAATATACGTTTGGGATCAACGTCTGGACTCTTAGCAAGGTCTTCTGCCTTACCGCAACCCGCACTAAACATGTAGATATCGACTCCTCGTTTTGGATTTTCTTTTAGGAAGTCCAATATTTTTTTGGTCGGTTCTTTGTATCTAAAGCCCTTTACTTTTTTGTTAGCGCCATACGTCTTTTTCAACATCTCGACTTGTTTATCAATGGGAAAGTCTCCTCTTCTATAGTCAAGACCGCCTATCAGTATCGCATCGTATACGATATCTCCAAAATCTTCGTATAATTTAATGTACTTCATATTTTTTATTTATCTGTTTTTTGTGTATAATATTCCCATGATAGACAATCTTGAACTGGTCAAACCTTTACTTAACTTTTCAGAGACTGGAGATTTTTACATGCTCTATGTGTTTAAACGTAAGAAGGATCAGCCCGAGAGGGAACGCGACAATCACCAGTCAGTTCGAACCATTAAATCCTATTGTATCGAGAGCATAGATCACCTGGAGAGACGCTGGGATGAGATCAAGCAGCTTTGCGAGATGTTTAAGGCACGAGCCTACATCCACGTTCAAAAACAGAATCATCGAGATGTATCTTTAAATATGATGGTTGCACTGGCTCAAAGAATCCAGGACGGTAATCATAGACAGAAAGGTTTATTTGATTCTGTTGTTGGTCAAATCAAGACTCAAGAAAAACGTTGGATTGTTGATATTGATAGTAAAGATACTAAAGAGTTATTCAATGTTAAACTTGCGATTGACAGTTGTGAACCTTTCGGTAAAGATAAAATCATAAGTGAAATCCCTACTAAGAATGGGTATCATCTGATTACTGAACGGTTCGATGTCAAATCATTTTCAGAAAGGTTTCCTGAAATAGACATCCAAAAGAAGAACCCGACCTTAGCCTACTTTCCTGATTCATTAAATACTTAATTATATTCAAAAAAATAATAGAATCATAATTTTTAAACAGATCAGATTATTAGTATCTTATATTAAAATTTAGAAAACAAAATGAGCCAGACAGAAGTACACTTTGGAAAACTACGAAAAGTAGATTTTGAAGGATTAGATCTCACAGTTCATGGATATCTCATGGAGATGCTTTATGGGATGGAATGATTTGGCGGTTTAGGGACTAACATGGAAGAATTAACTATCTCATACTCTAATAATTTATGAAAATTACCCTTTATGTAATATTGCTCTTTCTTTTTACAAGCTGTGCTAATTGGCAGCATCAGGAGTTTACTTACTTGAGATGTAAAAAGACTGAACGGATCCACGTCCATCTATACTATCATGAGACTTGTGAGTGGAACTGTCTGTGCTTGGATGAAGGATACTACATATTCGTGGATACTACACGGGTCAAGTACAAGACAAAAAGAAACGGAAAAATCAAAAAAATAAAACTTATAAAATGAAAGAAACAGCAGAAAAAATACTTGGTTGGAACGGTCGCATGATCTCTGGATCCAAGTCTGGCTACATGAGAAATCATCCCAACAACCTAACGGTCTTTAATTCGAACATAGTGATCGGAGAAGACAATCCAGTAAAAATCTGGTATGGAGACATTGACATCACTCTAAGCATCGATGACGTAAAAAAACTTGCCAAAGAGCTTGATACTACTGTGTATGTTTTACGAGAAATGGATGCTCGTTTTGAAAATGAGGATCGTCCTCGAATTGATCGTTTCGTCGTTAAAGCGGATGCGAACGGTGACATTGAGTTGGGTCAGCTAGAGGTCGATTACTATTCAGCTGAAAATCTCATGAAAATTAATTTTTAATTTTTAAAGTTTTATAGTATATTATAAACATGAAAAAACCCAAGCACGAGACCATAATTAAGGTGTGTAAAAATCATGGTGAGACTGAATTCTATGAATACACATATGGTGCATGCCTTCATTTAAGTTGCAAAAAATGTACTAGAGAATTAAGAAAAGCTCGATACCTTGATCCAGTCAAAGAAAAAATGGATCGAGAATACAGTAAAAGCTGGGCTAAATTAAACCAGGATCGATTAAAAAAGGGTTTAATCAACCGAAAGATAATGCTCGACCAAAGGATTGCCGACCTAAAGATTAGAGTGTTTGAAGAAAACGAAAGGGAGATCCTGTCCATCTTGAACCTATGTAAGCCTAAAGCTGAGTTTGATAGAGAAAAAGCAATGGCTTTTTATCTAAAGGAGGTAGCCTTCCTTAATTCCAGTTTTAATTGGAACAAAGCTAAGTCCACTCTTATGAATAGGACAAAGCAGTTAATCTATCAGAGGGAAACAGTTAAGGTCAAATCTAAATTAGGTCTGATAAGAAGCGGAGGCACAAGTGAATACGTGAACAGTTATCCTAATGCTCCAGAGAAAGTAAAACAGGCTGTGCGAAAGGAATCCTTAGAGAGGACTGATGCCATCATTAAAGGATTTGAGAGTTCACAAAAAATCGAAACCCCCTTTAAATAAATATAACTATGAAAGCTCTAATAATAATTGCATCGATCGTACTCTTCCTTCTTAGTTCTTGTAAATCAAGCAAGCCTTCTTGTGATGCATACGGCAGCTCTAATCAAGGGGTTAATTCTAAAGGGTAACTCAAATTTCTTTTTTCATTATTCATTTTTAAGTAGAAAAAAGATTGCCTCATTTATCTCGTCAATTGATTTAGCTTTTCTATCTGATGCTTCTATTCTAATACTAGATATGTAATTTTTAATGTGGGTCGAATCAGTTAAGTTTAAGTATCTGGGAATTATTTCCTTTTGTCCAAGTATCTCATGAGTCTTTATTAAAGCGAACCGATCTGCTACCTTTTCTGCAAATAAAAGCTTATCAGTAGCTTTTTGCAGATCAGTTGTACTTGAATAAACATCAAGCATATAGTCACAACCGTATTTTTGATATTGATATTGGTGAGATATCTCATGTAATACGATGTACATGAAATACTCAATGGGAAAATTTAGCACAATTAGATTAAGAAGACACTCACCGGGTTTAGAAAAACCCGCAGCTCTTCTTCCCAATTCAGTAAAACTGATTTTATTACAGCCCGATCTTTGAATGAACTGGCTAACCTTTTTTAGAGCTTCATGTGAGATATCAGTTCTAGCTCTTTTAATTAGGTCGATAAATTCTTCGAGTCCTTCTACTCTATTTAACGATCTTGAATCTATCTCCATCTATAAAAGCGATTATCTCGCGAATAGCTTTAACGTAGTTTTTAACTGACCCTTGATATAGGTCGTATTCGGCCAGCGTCGCATCTCCTGCTATCATGGCAGTCCAAAAGGTTTCAAAGTTTAAATTAAGTTCATTATATGAATCTATTCTTTGCTGAAGAAGCTCATTTAGTTTTTCTGAACACGGAGAAACAGCAAGGTTTGATTTTTCAAGGTATATTTCTACTTGGTTATCTATTGCTTCCAGCGTTGTCATCGCGATGTTTTCAGCATCGCTCCATGCTATTTCACTTACGGGTAATTGGTTTAATCCAATTATTCCAAGAACCTCATAGTCGGATAAATCAAATAGCATATTATAAAGATTTTTTTATTTTATAGTCAAGTATGTACTTGTTTGCATATAGGAAAGACGTGATGCTATTACTCAATTGATTTTTGTATTTAGCAGCATCACCACTATTATCCCTTTGCACTGATACGACGTCTGCGACATATGTCTCAAAGAAATTTGAGGTAAATTCACCAGCATCTGGGTCCCAAGAGTAGAATGTTCCATCACTCATAACGTGTACTATTTCTCCAGGATTTCCAGAAGTCGGTAGGTTTGCGGGTGAAGCTACTTCAGTCAAATAGTTAAAGTATTTTACCCCTGGCATCTTGTCTGCAGGTGAAAAACCCGTCACTTTCACTTCAGTCCAACTTTCATACTCAGTCACAGGTAACCACTGAGTATGTTGAGAGTCAGTGAGCACATTCGAATAGAACTTCGTAGATTCTGGCAGAGGAGGAAGTTCAACTATGTTACTAATTTTTCCTAACTCTCGAGCGACAGCATTTTCACTTTGCTTTTTAAGATAGAGGTCGCGAGCTGCCCTAAACTCAACCCCTAAATCATCTTCAACAAGTCTATCATAAGTATCGAAGTCCTCATCCGTCATCCTATAGCGATCGCTGATTAGATACTGCAAGTCAAAATAATTGTTCTGTGGAGATATTGCTTTTTCTCCACCGCAATATTTAGGAAGAGATATTCCGCGACCGCCACTACCTGCTGCAGCAGCCGCGGCTGCTGCAGCTGCAGACATCATTTGTTCAAAGATCATCTGATCTTCCATTTTTCGACGAATTGCTTTTTGTTCTTCTGATTCTTCTCCCCAATTGATAAATGCCATGTATCTTTAAGTTATTTTAATTATTTATTTTAATTATTTATTTTAATTTTTTATGTATCATACTAAAACTTTATAGAAGAAAGGAATCATGACTTCTTTAGAATGATATTTTAGTATAGATCTCATCAAAATCAGTGTAACCCTGAGTAAAGGTCCGCCAATCAATTGTGCCGGGTTCGATCACGCCTGCCTCGACTGCCATATCAATTAGGTCTTGAGCATTTTTACGATCGGTCGCAAGCAGCGCCAGAGTATCTTCTAAAAAAAGGTGAAGCCTACGTGCCTTTCTATTAACCTGCACAAGAATGTTTACATTTCCCCAATCAGCATCTTTTCCGATTATGGTAAAAGCCTGATCGAAAAACTTATCTGGGATAACGTCTATTCCTGTGACAGAAAGATAGCACTCCCTCTTGGAAGGAGAGCTTGAAGAGCTTCGACCGATTAACTTAATCTCACTCGCTACCTTATCGCTAGCATACTCCTTTCTGTGACTAGCAACACGATCAGCGAATGGGTGCATGCCTTTCCCGCGTAAGTTTGCCTCAATCTCTCTCCATTTTTTGTTAGAAACCTCGTTAACGAAGGCTTCGAATAACTTGACGTGATTCTTCATTGGAGTACTTTTATTTTATTTATTTGGTGCTAGCCGAACATTTTTGATACGATTCCGGCCATTACCTTTTCGTGATCGAGTATGCAGCTACCGCCGAATGACTTTCGGTTTATGAGTAGTCCACGACCGAACTTTGTCATCTTTTCTATGTTGGAACTTTGTACCGGTCCGCTTAGTTTCTTTTCAATCACTGCGGTCCAAGCAGAGGCACTTGCATGGTCTGGATCTAAATTGGGACCAAATGCCTGAATGTACACGTCGTTCACAGCAATGCTAGTATAATCGAGAGTCTCATTATTTATCACTGAAGGAATGCCCTCAAACTTCATTTCAGAGTTAGTATCCTGCAAGACAAACACTACTGGTACTTGAGTATCAGCAGAAGGTTGAAACTTGAGACTCAGCATCTTTTCAAACTCAGCATACAGGTCTCCAGTCTTGCAAGATGACTTGCCGCTGCCAAATGATACTGGATTAAAAAAGACTGCTAGGGCAAACCCATTGTCCAGCACTCCGCCCTTGTCTTCAGATAAAGGACTGACAACGTTATAGTTTAGGTTATATACATAATCTTCGAGAGTGTGTCGACCCGTCTTGATAAAGCCAGAATCCTTTATTCCCGGTGTCATTAGGTTTGCATAAGAATAATTGGCCTCCTCAAAAAGTCTCCATTCATTAAAGCTTAGTAGTTTCATCAGTCTTTTTTATTTATTTATCTCTTTTAACCGGTCTGAACTTTTTAGTATTATAGTCAAGCAATTACTACTAAATAGAATAGAGAAATGATACAAACAACAGTAGAGTGGTTTAATCAACAATTAGTTGATAGGCAAAATGGTAATAATTATGGTGGAAGTTGGGATGAAATATTGGAACAAGCCAAAGAAATGGAAGCTAAACAACGCCAAGAAGATACTAACCATGGCTATTCACAGGGATATGATGATGCCTCTCAAGGTAAAGAACCGATGCGACCTAAAATAATAAATAGAAAGCAAATAAAAGAATTTCTTGACAAACTAGATCAACTTTGTTGGGAATATGGTTGTGAGATAAAACCAACTCACCCTATACCACAAGAAGAGCATGCTACCGTAACGATCACAAATAATACGGAAACTGTGAAATTAACTTATATTGACGGTGAAGGCATTGGCATTGGCGGAGATACTACATATAAATCAGAATAGGATGGAGTGGACGACTGCTAATCCCATTAGGGAAGGAAAGTACGTGGTGGAAACAAAGACCGCGATGGGTAGGATACAGAGACTTGAGTCCTACTGGAACGGAAAATCGTGGTCCTTTACGAATCAAGTGTTCTTAAGGTATCTGAAGGAGGGGTAAGAACTAGTTGAATGCTCGACCCGAATGGATCATGGCAGCGATCCTATCTGATTCCAACTTACCTAACTGATCTAGTATGCGGAGAATCCTTTTACACATTCGACTAAATTTTTTTTATTTATTGTAGATAATTTAGTATAATATCATTAGGGCGGAAGCTCGATTATAGAGCAGCCGACGAAATACGTAAATTAAAAATGGTGTAACATGGAAACAATTATTGCAATTCTCATACCGATCGCCTTTGCGGCACTGATTCTTTTTTCCTACGCGATGTGGAAAAGAAATAACTTTTAAAACGACTAATATGAGCATATCTAAACTAAACTTAACAAATCCGATGGATTCGGATGTAAAATTCAAGATCTCTCGGTTTCCTGATGGACAACAAACTGTAGATATCGAATCTGCACCAATGTATATCAATGGATTAGATGTTAAGATCTATTCTCGAATGAATTCTTTTCGTGATATCGAATTGATTATTGCTGCCAATCAAGCTCTTAGAGAAATGGCGGTAGGAACCGTTACCTTATATGTTCCTTATTTCTTGGGTGCACGCTCGGATCGTAAATTTCAACAAGGAGGAACCAATTACTTAAAGCAAGTGATTTGTCCAATCATCAATGCACAAAAATTCGATTGTGTAATTGTTTTAGATCCACACTCAGATGTACTCGAAGCTTGCTTAAATAACTTCGGAAAGATTGATAACCATACAATCGTTAAGTATGCTCTTACAAATATCGATAATCGAAACGCCGCTCGAGACAGAATCTGTTTAGTTTCACCGGACGGCGGTGCTCTAAAGAAAATCTATGACATCGCACACGAGTTTCAAATTCATCATCTTGTCACGGCAATGAAACACCGCGACATTCAAACTGGAAAAATCAATCATACTGAAGTTCCGACCTTGCCAGCTTCTCTTGATGGTGAAAAAATGAAATATGTTATAGTTGATGATATCTGTGATGGAGGTAGAACATTCACTGAATTGGCAAAAGCAATTCATGCCCAGCAGCCGGAAGCTAAACTTTACTTAATCGTAACACATGGAATCTTTTCTGCAGGATTTGAAGATCTGAGCAAGTACTTTACTAAGATTTACACATCCAATTCTGTAAAAGATATCATGAATGAAAATGATGATACTGATGCAGAAAGAGCTGCAAAACAAATCGTAACACAATTTAACGTATTCTAATGAAGATAATCAAACCTCCACACTCAATATCGAAAAACTACGATAGACGAACCAAAAGAGTGTTTTTAGCCGGCACGATAGAGATGGGAAACTCCCATGACTGGCAGAGCCAGGTGGAAGAGGCTCTCATTAATACTGAGTGCACGATATTAAATCCACGTAGAGAGGCATGGGATTCAAGTTGGGAACAGAGGATCGAGAGTCCTCAATTCTATCAGCAAGTCAATTGGGAACTGGATGCTCTTAATAAATCCGATCTGATCATCCTGAACCTCCTGCCTGACTCCAAATCACCTATCTCTCTTCTTGAATTAGGATTATACGCTAGTAGTGGAAAATTACTGGTATGCTGCCCAGATGGATTCTGGAGAAAAGGCAACGTTGAGATCGTGTGTGAGAGATACGACATTCCACTATACGAAAGCCTAGCCGATCTTTTAAATTCACTTACGATAAATCAAGCTATAATAATATGAAAGAACAAAAATTTTTAATCATTGATGATGCATCTGAAGTAAATTCATACTTACGTGATGGATGGGAAGTAATTTCGGTAACAGCACAACATGTTGCAGCCGCAGGATCACATAGCTGGTCAGAAAAACTTGAAGGTAAATTTGCAGTAGTAATCGAAAAACAAAAACAATAAATATGAATCCATTATTATTAACTGATGGTTATAAAACATCGCATAATAGACAGTATCCAGAAGGAACTACTCTAGTCTATTCAAACTTTACACCACGATCTAACAAGTACGCACCGAAAGGATGTGACGAAGTAGTAGTGTTTGGAACACAGATGGTCATGATTCAGCTTCACGAGATGTTTCAAAAAGATTTCTTTGATAAACCAAAAGATGATGTGTGTCGTGAAATGAAACAAGAATTGTCAATGTATTTGGGAACAGAATATGACGTTTCTCACTTTGAAAAGCTACACGACTTGGGTCACTTGCCGATCCATGTTAAATCTCTACCTGAAGGAACCAAGGCACCGATTAAAGTTCCGGTACTTACGATCTATAACACGCATCCTGATTTCTATTGGATAACAAATTACTTGGAAACGATCCTTTCAAACCTATTGTGGAAACCAATGACATCAGCAACAATTGCTCATCAGTACAGAAAAGTATTGACCGAGTGGATGTTAAAGACAGATAAGGGCAATGCTTCATTCATTGACTGGCAAGGTCATGACTTCTCAATGAGAGGAATGGACTCAGTAGAAGCGGTAATTAGTTCTGGCTTGGGCCACTTAACATCATTCTGGGGCACCGATTCATTACCAACAATCTATGGTGCTCGTAAATACTATGGTGAAGAAGGTTTCTTTTGCGGATCAGTTCCTGCCACTGAACACTCAGTTATGTGTGCAGGTGGAAAAGAGGACGAAGTTGAGACATTCCGCAGATTGTTGAAGACATATCCTACCGGAATCCTTTCAGTTGTATCTGATACTTGGGATTTATTTAAAGTGTGTACAGAACACGTAGTTACTTTGAAAGAAGAGATCATGTCTCGTGACGGTAAGTTAGTTATTCGCCCTGACTCAGGAGATCCCGTTGATATTCTTTGTGGTAATACATTTACAAAACATGGTGAATATGTAGGAAAAGGCACATCATTTTATATCGAATCTACGGATGACACGCCTGACGCAAAGGGAGTAATTGAATTACTTTGGGATGTATTCGGTGGAACTATCAATGAACAAGGTTACAAAGTTCTTGATTCACACATCGGAGCTATCTATGGTGACTCAATCACGATTGACAGAGCAAACGAAATCTGTAAGCGTTTAGAAGCAAAAGGGTTTGCATCAACAAACGTAGTGTTAGGTATTGGATCATTCACATATCAATACAATACCAGAGATACATTTGGTTTCGCAATGAAAGCAACTTATGTTGAGGTAAATGGTGTTGGTAGAGAAATCTTTAAGGATCCGATTACTGATGATGGTACAAAGAAATCTGCAACAGGTTTATTAAGTGTTCACAATCATGATGGTAAATATGTTTTAGTTGATCGTTGTACTTGGGAAGGTGAAGAAGTTAGTTCACTCCAAACCATTTATGAAGATGGTGAATTTGGTGTATTTTCAACTTTAACTGAAATTAGAGCTCGTTTAAAAGATGATAAGAAACTTTAGTTCAATAATCCTAGTTGTAGTAATAACTGGGTTAATATATGGCGGAATAATGTATCTTGCTATTGAAGATAGTAAGGTCTGTGATGAACAGGTCACATTGGATGATGGAACTTTGATCAAATCTACTAATGTAGTCTCTCGTGATAACGGAATGAGCACCATAGAAACCTGTGATGGAGAGCGCATACAGGTGCCTACTATAAAAATTAAAATGATTACCCGAGATGAAAGCAAAACTGATTAAAAAAGAAGATGGTTATAACTGACTCTTGATGACAATGGATGCTTAATACTAAAAAAAATATAAAATGAAAAACATACACATATTACCAACAGAAAAATCAAGTAGGTTATTCAAATTTGCAAATCAATTGCATTTAGACACTATTCCAAAAGATTATTATAAGAAATACCAAATCTACATCACTTCTGATGAAGAAATTAGAGAAGGGGATTGGGGTTTGTCAAAACTTAATGAAGTAATACTATTTGGTAGAAGTTATAATGAAAAATTTTACAACAAAATCATCCTAACAACAGACCAAGAATTAATTACAGATGGAGTACAATCTATTTCTGATGAATTCTTAGAATGGTTTGTGAAGAATCCAAATTGTGAGGATGTTAAGGTTAAAAATGTTATTAGCAAGTATTTTGATTGTGTAAGATATATTTACAAAATTATAATCCCACAAGAAGAATCTAAGCAAGAAGGTTACATTTGCCCACATACTAAAACACAATGTGATGATGAATGTTGTGTAAGTGCTGAAGATTGCCATATAACATATTCATTGGCTTCAGGTATGGTTGACTGTGACGAACCTAAACAAGAATGGAAGCCAAACAACGCCAAGCAGACACTAACTACGGTTATTCACAAGGTTATGATGATGCTGCTCAAGGTAAAGAACCAATGAAACCCGAACTAATATAAATTATAATTAACATATGAAAACGTTTAAGGAGCTTATATCTCAGGAGTATTGGAACTGGATGCCGGGCGAGGACTTTATCCGATCGAATGATCCTCGACAGATCGAGGGATTTATCCGTGATTACCTAGTCGATGAAGGAGACTGGGTAAAGGTTGAACGCGAGCCACACCCGATTGGTGAACGGGTCAGGATATGGTGGGGAGACACAGTCGGTCGCAAAACCTGCCATGCAGTAGTAATACCAAATAATCCAGGCAAGCTCTTGGACGAGGAACGTGCTATTCTTACTAAGTGGGATGACTTACGAGAAGTCGTCATCTACTACATTGGAGGCGGACTGCTTGAACACTGGTACGAGGATCGAGGAGAATATTGGGAGGAGGACATGCTCGAACAGCAGATAACGGAGACGTTTTCGGCGGCAGAATTCAAGCTCATGGTATGGGAAGCCGATCGTGAGATGGCGGTTGCTCGTCTAAGAAATAAGTTAATGGATAACTCAAACTAACTTTTAAATCAGAAATATGAAAAAAGAAGAACTTGAAGAGGCTGCGGCAAATCTAGCAGATCCTAACCTATGCAAAACGGACAATTGGCTGGCTGGAGCCAAGTGGTATGCTGAGAACACGGATAAGATATACAGCGAAGAAGACCTTCAAAAGTTAAAAGACTTTGATACTTGGAAAGAATGGAAACATACTGGCATAATAGAATAGAAAGTGGCGAACAAGGATGGGATTTATTGGTACTTTGCATTGACTCTACGGTTGACCGCATTATTAACCATCGCTAAAAATTAAGAAGCAATATGAATAATGAAAAGATAATTGAGTACATTGAGAAAAACCCTCAGATTCTACCCGGTAAGACTCGAGCTCAAACTTATGCAAGATACTATCTATTTAGCTTATTACGCGAGTCCGGTCTGACCTATGTTCAAATAGGTGATATCTTAAATAAGAACCACTCAACTGTGATCCACGGCATACGGCTACACGATATCTTTGAACAGGCAGGCGATCGCATCTATCTTGACAATATTAATCATTTACGTATCCTATTTAAGGAGCCACTCAGCGAACTGAATCTAGAACAGGATATCTTAAACTGTACTAACTTACGGAGCCTTGGAATAATCAAAGCTAGAATACGGGCTGGCTCATATAGTAGATAACCCGAGTCACTCAAGGCAGGTACGGTATTTGCTCGATAAATAAGTAAAAACCGTCTGCTCCATGTTCAAGTACCTAGCCGAAATCCTAAATAGCTTTTCACCTGCACAACGAATCCTTGCACTCCTCATCCTGGTCTCTACGATCACCATTATCACGCTGGGCCCGACCCTAATTAAGGAGAACACCAAGGACTGTGCTGAGCTTGAACTTAGACTGGCTAGCCAGTCTCGTCAGATCAAGGAGCTTACTTCTAGGATTGAGACGCTAAATGGTGAACTTATTGCAGGTCAACAGTTGTGCACAAATAACCTGATTCAAAAACAACAGCAGATCATGGGTCTAATCGATGGCATGATCCAAGAGACCCAGACCGGAGCAAAGTCGGTCGCTCGTCCCACAAAGGTAAATGACAAGCATACTAACGAAAAACAGGATCCAAACGAACCTGTCATGATGATGACGGTCAGACCGGATGCAGAACCCGACAATCGTAAAGCAGTCGAGTCCTATCAGGAGACGCTTAAAAAACTTAAATCTCTTAAGACCCAGGTAAACAAGACTCTTTCTCCTAATTTGCCGTAGGCATTTTCTTTCTATCAAGTTTTAAAAGAGTTCTGAAATATAGTATCATTTACTCTATAAAGAAATTAACCTTTAAAAACAGGATGGAAGACCTATTTAAAATCGAACCACAAGAGCCATATAGGATGAGCCAAAAAGAGTTTGTAGAGAAAACAAAATCTGTTTTGGAAAAAATATACAATGCGTATTCACAAGGATGGCAAAGTAGAGTTTTAACAGATGATGAATACCCAGAAGAAAACGTATGTGATAAATGTACAGGCTGTGGTATTTTCTTGGAAAACGGAGAAGAAAGAGATTGTGTTCAAGATAGAGAACAAGGAGACTGTTTTCACAGATTTTGTGATTACGAACAAGTAGGCATGGACTTGGAAAATTATCTTGAAGATGTATGCGATCTACTTTCAGTGGATGAAGTCTTAAATAATTAAATCAGAATAGAATGGAAAAAGAATTTATACCTTATGAGCTGGCTTTAAGAATGAAAGGACTTGTGTTTGATGAAAGATGCTTTAGGTATGAGGCAGTTAAAAAGATTTGTGAAAATCAGGCACAGCCTGGAGGATGTCAATTACCTAATGTACATTGCGCATATCCTGGTTGTACTATTGATCGCAGCGTTGAGTCGTTACCTATCCCTGTTTGGCAACAAGCGTTTAGGTGGTTTAGAGAGAAGAATTTTCACGTTAATATAGATTCATATCACAGCTTAAGTAAGAATAAGCCTTTTGGATTATCGATTGATTATTTACACGAATCTGGAAAATTGGATTATGTTGATTACAGAGATGATGAGGATTTTGAAACCTATGAAGAGGCACAAAAAAGAGCAATTGAAATTATTATTGAACTTTTAGAACGAAAGAAATAGAACAATGAAAGATTTTGTATCATATGAATTAGCAGTCAAGCTTAAAACATTAGGATTCAATTTGCCATGTTACATGTACATCTATACAGGAGATACTGGTAATAATTATGATCATTACTTGGAAGTAAAACCTAGTGATTCAAAGGATTGGAATGGTAAGTCTGACTTATGTGTTTCCCGTCCAACCTTCTCACAAGCATTTAGATGGTTTAGAGATAACTACAACTTATTCTGCGAAATAAACGTAGATAAGACAATGGAACCTAAGTTTGCTTTTACCATAAAAGAGTATGAGTCAGATCAGTTCCTTGAGGGATTTGGAGAAGACGTCTTGTCTGAGTATTTGTATTATAAGCATGAAGAAGCAGAACTTGCTTGTCTCCAAAAACTCGTTGAGATTGTCGAAGAAAATAAATTAGCATAAGTTTTTTCTTAATCGAAAAATTAGTAATATTTACTTATAACTCAAAAAAGAAATATGAAAATCTTTAAATTAGTAATTGAATCAAGGTATGGTGTAGTGGGCGGAGATGAAATGCGAGACATCGTCTTAATATTTCCGGAATCAGAAGCATCGTTTACTCGACGTAAACACTACGATGAATACTATTTTAACTCTAGTGGCTGTAATGTTGAGGTCACTATGGATAAAATAGTTAGGATAACGAACGATGCATGTCTGGGTGTTGAATTTGGAAGAGATGAAATTATAATTAAGTGGTAATGCTTCAGTCTAAGTTTTTCACGAGAGATCTTTACATTTACTTATAATTAAAAACCTAAACCCATGAAAAATCATCATTAATAAAAACAAATAAAAATGACCGATCAATTAGGCGACAGAATGAAGGACTTTTACGAAGACCGAACACGTTACAAGTTGGCACGTCGCACCAACACAATCATCCGCATCGACGGAAAAGCTTTCCATACTTATACTCGAGGACTTAAGCGTCCATTCGATGAAGGGTTAATGGAAGACATGAACAAGACAACTGAGTACCTATGTCAGAATATCCAAGGTGCAAAATTTGGATACGTTCAATCAGATGAGATTTCAATTCTCATCACTGATTACGATGACATTTCTACACATGCTTGGTTTGATGGTAACTTGCAGAAAATGGCAAGTATCGCTGCTTCATTGGCAACTGCAAAGTTTAACCAACTAAGAACACTAAGAAGAATGGAAGAACTTCATGATTACGAAATCATGAGCGTAGTGGAAGAAACTAAACTTGCAATGTTCGATGCTCGAGTATTTCAAATTCCTTACCAAGAGGAAGTGATTAATTACTTTATTTGGAGACAACAAGATGCTACAAGAAATTCTATTTCTTCTGTTGCTCAAGCTTACTTCTCCTCAAAGGAATTACATGGAAAGAAAACCAATGAAATGCAAGACATGCTGATGTTGGAAAAAGGAATCAATTGGAATGATTTTACCCCAAGAGAAAAACGAGGATCTCTTATCCGTAAAGTAGAAAAGACTTATGTGAAATTACAATCTGGACAAACAGTTCAAGTAAATCCTTCCCAAGTAGATCCTAGATTAAACGAAACATTCTCAAGAAACAAATGGGAAGCTGATAAAGAAACCCCAATCTTTTCGCAAGATAAATGTTATCTTCGTGAGTTAATGCCAAACCACAATTAGAATGGACCTAGAAGACCTATTTAAACCCGACCCGGAGTAGACTGGATATAGACCAGTACGGCCCATTTAACCGATCTGCTCAAATCGAAGAGGATCGATATTACCCGACCCCACATCAGTGATCAGTCCAGGCACACCATCACCGTCTACATCGGAATAGATTGCACCGTATCCAATGGTCCCGTCAGGGGAATCTCCACCATTGGGTAGGCTAGACTGGGAAGTCAATTGTGTCATCAGCTGCCAGGTAATTATACGAGTACCGTTCGCCAGGTCAAGATACACCTCGTCATGGGATCCCTTAAGCTCGGTGTTAACGGCCAACGAATAGCTCGTGTTGTTGACTGGCTGCGAAATACTTGTCCGGTACCACACGTCATAATAGAACAGGTCAAGGTCGACTAGGTTCGCGAAAACATAACGATTGCCCACCTTAGTATACTCAACATTGGTGAGCTCAAGAGCCTCTGCTAGGTCAGATTTTGGATAGAGCCATGCAGTATCGGTAGCAGTCTTCCAATAAGGAACCTGTAACCTCGATCCGCCTACACCACCGATACTGGCCATCGCACTAGAAGCACGGACTGCCTGTTCAAATAAAGCCTGTTCCTCCTCAAATCTCTTACGTAGCCTAAGCTGTTCTGGGCTCTCTCCGCCCCAATTAATAAATGACATCTCTTCTCTTTTTAAGTTATTTATTTTAAAGGATCCCATCTAATTAGTATAATATAACTAACCATCTACTACGGAGGTCGGTTCGGCAAATAAATAAATAAAAAAAATAGATGCTTACTATGATTAAAGGATTTCAGGCATGGATAAATGAAAATGAAGAGACTCCTGGTCGGGAAACCACTGACGACATACAGAGACTATTTGACTTGGGAATGATTGACCGAACCGATTTTGCAAGGTCAAAAAAGAGAGTCGACCCTGCAGGATGGGTGGCTCGTCTACTACAGGAGCTAGAAGATCGACACCTGGCCGAACCCAATATCTGGGGAAAACCCGTACTTAGACCAACTCCTTACAATACACTTGAGTTTACCCTTAGTTCAGACATGGTAAACCTGCCAGAACAACACTATAATAATTATCAATACTTCCTGCTCTGGACAGAACCAGTCACAGTAGTAATCTACCTAGGCGGAGACTCCTATCTTGAACTAAGAGCAAGCTATGCTAACGACGACTTTGAAGAAGAGTATGGTAATGAAGAGGACCAGTACGATGCAACTTGGACATATTACGGCCAAACAGTAATACACACAGTAGACGATATCCTTACTATCATTAGCGAGTTTAACGATGAGGTAGACTCATACACTATTGAAGACTCTCCAAACTGGAGTCACGACTAGTCCAACACTGGGCTAGTCTCCCGACTCCTGTAAGATCCAATATGCTTTTATCTTTTTAAAGTAGAACACCCATTTAGTATAATAGCACTATATGAAACGCTACACCGTAATCCTTAAACTCTGCGCAAAGCGCTCGCCTTGGCCCTACATTGGAGTCGACGACCACGAGTTTGAGTTTGAACACGACATCCGACTCATACTTATCGGAGAACCCAAATACTATGTCGACTCCAAGAAACAGGTCAAGTTTAGAGTAGAAGGCGGCACTCGAGAATACTTTACTGAACTAGGCAACTTTCTCCAAAACACGGAACCCATATAACTAACTACACAGAACAGGTACTCCTCAACTAGACCAGTTTACTAACGCTGTTGTCACTACGGAGTCCAGTCTCATCCCGTTCCAAGTATCCTAAAAAACCATCAAGGTCCCTTAGCGAACCCATAGGTATTAGGGATTCTGGATTGACTATTATGATCTCATAACGACCGTCGTCCGGCACGATCGCATCGTAACCAAGCTCCCTAGACCTGTCCCCAATCCAGGAGAACCACTGTAACCGAAAGTCCGTCTCCAATGTGGGATCGAACTTAAAACCCTCCTTGATCTCTGGAGCATTGCTAAAGTTATAATCAGTGAGGAGAAAGTTGAGACCCTTTGGGACCAGGATAAAGAAATTAAGCTTGTCCTCGGATATCTCCAGTTTCGGAGAAACAAAGAAAGCGTCTGCGCTGTTGAAATTTTCCTGGCCTCTCTTAGTGGGCGTGGATATGGAAGCACGCAATATCTCGTCTGACCGAGAATAATGATGAGTCACGAAATAATCTGCATAGGCATGTTCTACCCAACCCCGATAGTCTTCGAGGCTGCCTACTTTACCGATCGAACGGTCTTGCCAGACCCAGTCAATCACCCAATCGGGAATTCCACGATCTAACGCTTCTTCAAACGAGTTCGGCTCTTTACTGGATTCCGCAATGAACTGAACAAATGATTTTAACATGGGCCTCTTTTTTCTAGTTATTTATTTACTACGGAGTCCAGCACTAATTGGCTCCGCCTCGCTGTAATCTAAACCAGTTCCTAAAACCAATAGGCGTCAGGGTAGTCAAGTCTTCTCCACGGTCACCTGACCAGTCTACAAAGTCGATAAGATCTACGATATTCGCGCCGATCTCTATAAGACCACCTTCGCCTATTTCATCAACTAATTTCCGCACAGTCGCATTTTCCAAATCATCTAAAGAATCAGCATCCTCAAACGGCCATTCCCAAGTAATAAGATCAAATACAGTATCGTCAATTACCCAACTACTATCAACCTGTCCATCTATCATTTGAGAATAGACCTCTATCTCTACCTCACGATTCTTCTTAAGAAGTTCCAAGTATCCTATACACTCCCCTTCATCAGGAAACTCGTCATTTACCATTAAGATATTAGGCATCCAGCTCCAATCACTGCTCCAATCCTGGTCAACTGCCCAAGTAAGCAACTTATCTAGAGAAACACGATAGTCTTTCTCCTCTTCATCCTCACTCTTACTAAAACCCTGCCAGGTCTCAAACAGTTTAATGTACTTCATAATATAGAATTCTTTTAGTTATATTTA